AAAGGTTTTTTTGTGTTCAAAAATATTGGTGAAATGAAATCAATAAGATTATCATTAAAAGGCAAGAATAAAATTTATTTTAATAACTTTGTATTCGATCAATAACTTCGATAAGTTTGTTTTGTTTTAACTTGGGGAAAGCGGCATAATTCTTTGTGTCGCTTTTTTGTATCTTTGTTTCAAATAACTTTATTATGAAAATTAAAATTCTTAAAAGTGTTGTTTCTTCTGCTGGATGGAGAAATGAAGGCGAAATTCACGATTTAGATCCTAAAACAGCAAGACATTATATTACAAAAGGAATTGGTATTGAATATAAAGAAGAAAAAATCGAGAAAGAAACAAAAGAAGAAAAAACTGCAAAAATAAGAACTACTAAAAAAGCTAAATAATGTCCTATTCTCCAGATGCTTATTACAGCGTTCCTCCAAATGAATTTAAAGAGGAAATTAAAATTAACTCAACTACAGGTAGTGAAATCGTAACAGTTAGCGATTTTAAAGATTATGCTCGTGTAGATACTTCTGCCGATGATACATTAATTGGCAATATGATTGAACAAACCAGAATCTGGTGCGAAAATTATATTTCAAAAGATATTGTAGCAAAAAATAGAACATATTATTTGCCTTGGACAAATAAAAGATTTGCTTTGCCTTTTGCTCCATTAAGTAGTATATCAACTTTAACAGTCGAAGGATCTGCTGCTGATTATGAAACAAAAGGTATAGATGAATCAATCATTGAATTAAATGAATTACCAGCACAAGAAATTAAAGTTACATATATAACAGCTGGAATGAACGATGGACTTTTACAACAAGCTATTTTACAATTAGCATCAACTTATTACGAAAATAGAGCAGATTATATCGTTTTACAAGGAGTTTCTTTTGTTCAAGTACCTTCAGATGTAAAATCAATTTTAAACTCATATAAAAGCGTTTACATTTAATTTATGGATGCTGGAAAATTAGATACAAGAGTATTAGTTAAACGACTTACTAAAACTTCTGATGGTTTTGGTGGTACTACTTCATCAGAAACAACTGCGCTTACAATTTGGGCAAAGAAAAAAGATAAGAGGGGGGAGGTTAAGTCAGTAAATTCACAGCGAAAACTTTATACTGAAATAGAATTAATCGTTCGTAAAAAAACTGCTGACAATTTAAACTATACCGATATTTTACAAATAGAAAACGAATCTGATAAATATAGAATAAATGAATTATTTGATTCGCAAGAAAAATATTTTACAACAATAAAAGCAACACGAATTGGGTAAAATAATAATAAATCAGGTCGATATGAGTAAACTCCAAAAAAAGCTAATGGCATTAAGTGAGTTTGATCGCAAACGAAGTGATCGTATTATTGAATCAAGAGTAGCTAATATTGTTGAAGATATCGTTAATGATGTGCCTGTTGCTACTGGAAAATTACAAGACGGTGTAGATAGCTACAAAGAAGTTAATGGCACAGTCATAGAAGCGATTGCAATTAGTGAGAATGAAGATTATGGTGCTGCTTTAGAAAAATCTGGAAAAAAACCTTTACGAGTTGGTCCAGATGGGAAATCAAGAAAACCAGCAAAGATTCCTTTCTTTTATCCTAATATACAAAAAGGAGAAAAATTGCTAATTGAAGATTTTGAAAATGAAATAAAAAGAGTACTTAAATGAACGAAGCACTTCATTATATACGACAAGCACTTGTTAGTAGATTAACAAACGCTGTAAGTTTCGGAGGTTCTTATGTGCCTGTTTACAATAGAGTTCCAGCAACAGCTTCAGAACCTTATATAAAAATATATTCTTTACAAAGTAGAGAAATAGATCAAAATAATTCAAACTTTACAACGCTTTGTGAAACAAGAATTGAAGTTGTTACTGCATTTGATGGTGATGATGGTGGAGAATATCAAAGTAATAATATTACTGACCAAATTGTAAATTTAGTTAGAACAAGATCGAATGGTTACTATGATTTATCAAGTGCTAACTTTAGCGTTTATACTTGTGAAATAGAATCTATAAAATACCAAGAAAAAGAACAAGAAGATAAAACTTATTTTAGAGCATTTATTACAATATCAAATCGAATAGAAAAAGTGTAAAAATTGGATAATGAGATTTATCAGCAAACATATAACTTGGGAGGAAGCGACAAAAAGCGCAACAGCAGAAAAAAAAGAAATTGCCAATGTGCCAAACGAGGCAGAAATTGTGGCAATGAAAAAACTTGCAAAAGAAATATTTGAACCATTAAGAGAATGGGCTGGTGAACCAATACGAGTAAATAGTTTTTATCGTAGTGCTGAACTTTGTCAAGCCATAGGATCTAAAGCAACAAGTCAGCATACTAAAGGTCAAGCCATAGATATTGATGCTATGGGTAAAAAAACTAATGCTGATCTATTTAATTACATAAAAGATAATTTAGATTTTGATCAACTGATCTGGGAATACGGAGATGATGAAAATCCAGATTGGGTTCATATTTCTTATGTAGGTGTTAATAGCAATAGAAATAGAATTTTAAAAGCAGTAAAAAAAGATAAAAAAACTATATACGAGATATATGTTTAAATTTTTATTATCACTTTTTAAAAGTAGCACGGAAAAAACACCAATAGGGGGGTTGGCTTGGGAAATCAGAGAAGCTATTAAAGGCAAAGAACTTGATCCTAAAACAATTATCGAACTACAAGCTGAAATAAATAAAATTGAAGCACAGCATAGAAGTTTATTTGTTTCTGGATGGCGACCTTTTATTGGCTGGATTTGTGGATTTGCTTTTGCGTTTCATTATATTGTTATGCCATTATTACAATCTTATACGGATATTGAAATAGTAGAGTTTGATACAAATTCATTGTTTACTGTATTAATGGGTATGCTGGGTTTAGGTGGATTAAGAACATACGAGAAATTAAAAGATAAAACTAAATAATGGCAAAGAAACAAGCAGCTATAACGTATCGTAAAAAACCTAAAACACGAAGACCAGGTGTTCATACTAAAAATGCTTCTAAAGGTCAAAATGGTTATAAAAAGAAATACAGAGGTCAAGGTAAAAATAGATAAAAATGGCAACAAGAGATTTATATTCAGCAAATAATTTTCATAGAATGAGTTTCGGAGATTTTGGATTTCGTGTCTTAAATCATTCAGATGAAAATTTATCTACTCCTTCTGGTGAATATTTTTGTATGATTGAATGTATTGTTTCTGCAACTATTTCTTTAACTAATGATACTCCAGCTGGTGATTCTGGATTAACGGATTATGACTTACTTGATGGGCAAATTATTTATGGCAATTTTACAGATATATCAATAAGTAAAGGTCATATTATTTGCTATTTGCGCCACGTTCCACAATGATAGGTGCTGTACGTTCAATAAAACAACAAGCTGGTCGCTTTCGTAAATATATAATCAAGAAAGCAAGAGAATTATTTTGGCATAAAAAAAACGATGACTTTGAAGATTCAGACCAAAACTGGGAAAGTTAAAATTCACTAAATTTGTAAAAAATAAATTATGGGCAGTTCACTTACTGGAAATAAGATAAAAGATACTTATAAATCGCTAATAAAAGTAAGCGATTCTGGGGAAGCTGGAACAAGCGCAAAACAGCTATCTGATGGTAACGGAAATGATTTAGGTCTTTACGTTGATACTGATGGAGTTTTTGGTATTGGCGCACCAGCAAGTTTCACTTTAGATATTAGTTCGGCAACTGATGGAGTTGCACTTCCAGTAGGTACTACTGCAAATCGACCAACTGGTTCGGCTGGAATTATTCGTTATAATTCTACTCTTGGAAAATTAGAGTACTATGATACAGCATTTAAGCAGATTGCTTCAGAAACTTATGTATCTACGGCTATTAATAATTTAATTGATTCAGCACCGAATACGCTGGATACTTTAAATGAAATTGCAGCTGCATTAAATGATGATCCTGATTTTTATAATACAATTACAACCTTAATAAACGGAAAAGAAGCTACAATAACAGGGGCAGCTACTACAATTACAAGTTCTGATTTAACAGCTGATAAAGCAGTTGTATCTAATGCTTCTGGTAAAATTGCTGTAAGTGTTGTAACTTCAACAGAGTTAGGTTATTTAAGTGGAGTTAGTTCTGCAATACAAACCCAAATAGATGGTAAGCAAGATACGTTAACTGCTGGAAATGGTATTGCAATAAGTGGTGCTACAATAAGTACTAACTTAACTGACCTTGTAGATACAGGGGCAATTCAAGCTGATGCGGTTACAGCTGTTAAAATGGCACAATTTGATGATAATTTAAGTGCTGCAACAGCTGGTGATATTTTAGTTTCAAATGGTACTGATTTCGATAACGTAACAGTTTCTGGAGATATTACTATAAATTCATCTGGGGTTACTACAATCGGATTAGATACAATTGATGGAAGTAATATTGCAGATGACAGTATCGACTCTGAACATTATGTAGCTGGTAGTATTGATGAAGAACATTTAAATGTAACGAATGCTCCAACAGATAACTATGTTTTGAGTTATGACCAAACAAGTGGGGGATTTACTTGGGTTGAATCTGCTGGTGGAGGTGGAGGTGCTACAACAATAGTAACAGAAAATTTTAATGGCGATGGTTCAACAGTTGCTTTTGCTTTATCTAATACAATAGCCAATGAGAATAATGTACAGATATATATTGATGGGGTATATCAATCAAAATCTAATTATTCTACAAGTAGTAATACAATTACATTTTCAACTGCTCCAGATACAGGAACAAATAATATAGAAATAACTCATTTTGTAGCAATAGGTGGAACTCCAAGTGTTGAAATTGATACTTTTAATGGAGATGGCAGTACAACTAATTTTACATTAACAACAGAACCAGCTACTAAAAATAATTTACAGATATATATTGATGGAGTATATCAATCTAAAAGTAATTATTCAGTAACTACGACTACTCTGTCATTTACAACAGCGCCAGATACAGGAACAAATAACATAGAAGTAACCCATATAAAATTATCTTAAATTTGTAAAAAAAAATAAAAAATGGCAATAACTAAAGTAACAACAGCAGTATTAAGTGATGATGCAGTAACATACGATAAACTTGGTACGGAATTTACAACTGCCACTACAATTTCTGCAAGTGATGTAGATTTTAGTTCTGCTGCGGTATTTACCAAAACATTATCAGCTAATACTACTTTAACCTTTTCAAACGTATCTACAGGTATGGTTAAGGATTTAGTAATTACAGGAGACTTTACTCTTACACTTCCTGCATCTGTTAAGACAATCACAGGAACTTACGATGGAACAGTAAGTAACCTTATTCAAATAGTATCAACCAATGGCTCAACTGAACAATGGGCTACAATTTC